TCGATCTTTACGTACTTATTATAAGTACTACAAGAGGTATAATAATACCTCTGGACCCCAGGAGTTCATGCAACATGTTCTCCTGTGGACCCAGACGCGTGCGTCTGGTCTCGCGGATGGTAAAATGATCCGTGCATCGGTGGAGAAATTTTGCTCCACCGTTACGTCTCCTCAGGAGACTATCATTCTCCAGCCTGATGTTTTGCTGGAGACCACCCGAGGCGCTTTAAACGTCTCAGGTGATCATGCTCGCATTTCAGTGGGCACAACTAGTTGTCTTGAATCAACTAGGCAGGAAGGCGGTAAAAGCCAATTCCTTAAGTCTCTTTGCCGTAGCAAGAGGCTTCATACTACGTACGATTTTCGTACGCTTGAACCTACGGCCATTGTAGCGCGTAGGACTTCCACATCTGAAGATGTGGTTCACTGGGCAGTTCAAACTGCCCTCGAGTGCCCTGCTTATATTAGGGCCGCACGCCTCCATTGTGTGGCGGAACCCTCGAAAGCGAGGACTATTACTGTGGCTTCATATGCCTATCAAGTAATCATGGGCGTCTTCGCTCATGTCTTCCAGGCTACACTTGTTAGTGCTGGAGTTAAGTCGGGTCTGACTAAAGACCGACATCTGTGGCGGTTTTTGACCGACACTATGAACCCACAATCTACGATGTGGGAACACATATCTGACGATGATGTGTATTGCCTCTCTACTGATTTGTCAGAGGCAACGGACTTTGGTAATAAGTCTGTGGCACGCCAAATTTGGCTGAACCTTATACAACTCAGTTGTGTTCACGAGGACTTTCCCAAAGGACTCGCGGCTCTCGCAATGAACTTATTTTGCGGGAAGCGGTACGTTTTCGTACCTGACGGAGCTTACTACTCCCTTATCATAGCCACCCGAGGGTGGTTTATGGGTGATATGATGACAAAGGTCATTTTAACCATATCACATGATTATTCCATGAGAATATCGGGAATTCATGTTTATTCCCTGGTAGGCGACGATGAGGTCGCGCTATCGAATGTCAAGGCGCGCTTGGCGCGGCACCTTGACCACCTTGAGCTTTTAGGGTTCAAGGTGTCGAAGGAAGATACTTTTATCTCCCGTCGCCTCATGTTTTATTGTGAGGAAGGGTCTCTGGTTCCACAGAGACCATCTGATGCGACCCATGTGCAAATGCGCAGGGGTGCACCACTTGGGTACATTGATTACCCTCGTATCCGTCTCTTACTTGCAGAAACCTGCGAGACGGATAACTACTCTATGACTAACATAGGTAGGTTTTCCCTCCTTGGAAAGGAAACTAGGTGGGTCTCGTCTACTAACAAGACCCTCTTGAAGCAGTTTGAGATTGCTTCTCTCCTGCAGCACGTCATGGTGCCTCAGGATCGGGACACTTTGTGTCCATTTACCCCTGTTGAAATAGGGGGGGATGGTGCCTATACCACAGACCCCATCTTTCTATCGAAGGTTATATCCGATAGATCTCGTGGTAATTACAGGGAAACCCTATACCGC